AAATGGGTGGGGATGACAACCTAAGTAAATTGGTGTTAGTTCCATTAGCAGGATTGTTTTTTCTAAAAGAAAAAGATTTAAACTGGCGAAAAGCGCCGACAAACAAAAAAGGAGAGTAAAATGCCAAAAGTTAGTGCACATTTAGGATTTACATTTAGAGTAGGTCCTCTAGAGCAGAATCAATATGGTAGAGTTGACTTGACTGTTGACCAAATAGATACAGAGCTACCTATAGAGCCTCAGCTAGAAGAATCAAAACAAGTAGCTGATGTTGTGTGGGAGTTTATTAAAGGAAAGGTAGATGCTCAAATAGAGGACATGCTAGATGGAGGAAAATAATATACCTAGCAGAGCCTCTGTTTTAGAAGCAATATTAGCAGAAAGAGAAAGACAAGACCAATTATGGGGAGAACAAAACCATGATGATGCTTGGTGGAATATATTAACTGTTGAGAAAAATGGACATATTGCAGAAGAAATATTTGGCAATAACGACACAAAACTATTTATAGAGCTTATTCAGACTTGCGCAACTTATTTTGCGTGGGCGGAATCAGTAAGAAGGAGACACAAAGATGGATAAAAATGCTGAAGATGCTATTGAAAAACTTTTAAAAAACAAAGATTTAAATTTTCAAAAAGGTGACAGCAATGATTTTGTAACAAATCGAATACCTTTTAATATACCAGCGCTTGATAAACTTACTGGTGGTGGTATTCCATTTAAAAAGTTGACTCTTATATATGGACCAACTAACGTAGGTAAGTCTTATTTAGCATCTCAAATTGTAGTAAATGCTCAAAGGTTGGGCGGTAAAGCCGTGTGGATTGACACGGAATTGTCTTATGACAGAGACTGGATGAAAACCTGTGGAGTTGATGACCAAAAAATACTGGTTTCTCAACCCACTACTGGAGAAGAAGCTTTAGAACATGTTAGAGAAGCAATGGTAGCTGGCTTTGAGGTTATAGTATTAGATAGTATAGCCGGTCTTGTACCAACAAATATATTAGAAGAAGACTTTGGAAAAAGTCCTATTGCTTGGCAATCAAGATTTGTGAACACAGCTTTTCCCAGACTTTTCCCACACCTTCAAAACGGTTCAGCTTTTGTAGCTATCAATCAAGTTAGAGCTAGTATGGGACCTGTGGCGCTAGACGCGATGCCTGCAGGACAAGGGCAAGTATTCTTCTCACACTCTATTTTACAAGTCCAAAGAAAAGGTTGGATAACAGAGGGAGAGAAAAAAGTAGGGTTTGATATGAACATTAGATTACGTAAAACAAAGACTGGTGGTGAAAACTGGGATTCAGCTGTTGTGCCTTTTAGAGTAGAAGGCGGTATAGATGTTGTAGAAAGTTATATCCGAGATGCAATAGACCAAAAAATTATTATTCAAAAAGGGCCGTGGTATACATATGGTGATATAAAAGTTATGGGTTTGAATGGTATTAAAGAAAAATTTATTGAAGATGATAAACTATTTGAAAAACTAAAAGATGAACTTACCACCTAGAGATTATACAGAACAAGAGCTTGTAATAGGAAAATGTTTAGATGAGTTTGGTTTAAGATATGATGAACAAGTTTATTATCACCCATATACAGTAGATTTTTATATTCCTGAAATAAAAATGGTAATTGAAGCAGATGGAGTATATGGTCATTTATCTAAAAGAGATGCCATGAGGGATGAGGTATTACTATTATTAGAAGATATTGAGTATATTATACATATAAAAGAAAAAACACAAGAAAAAATAAAGGAAAAATTATGGCTGGAATTAAACAAATTAAGCCAATAGGTCCTAGAAGCCACACTAAAAACGATTTGTGGCTATCAGAGATAATTGATGACCATTTAAATGGAACTATGTTTGCGCCTAGGACAGGTGTGTTTCACCCGTCTGTTATTAGCAACTCTTGTGATAGATATGTTTGGTTATGTTATCATGGTAAAATGGTTGACCAACCACTACCAGCTAAATTACAAAGGATTTTTCAAAACGGTAGTTTTTTAGAAGAAAGAGTTGAAGCTTGGTTTAAAGATTTAAATATTTTAGTAGACAGAGAAGTTTCAGTTAAACAAGATATACCCCCAATCTCAGGGCGAATAGACTTTTTAATAAAACATTATAGTTTTGGAATTACTCCAATAGAACTTAAATCTATAAACACTGCTGGGTTTGCTAAATTAAAAGGACCTAAACCAGAGCATCAAATACAACTTCAAATGTATTTAAATATGGGGGGTTATGGTAAAGGCACTGTGTTATATGAAAATAAAAATGACCAAAAAATAAAAACTTTTATTGTGGACAGAGACCCGGAACAATGGGCGGACATTTTAGATAGATGTTTTAGAATCCAAGAAGCTCTTGTAGCGCCTGAAAAATGTACAGGGAACTCATGGTGTAATTGTAAGTTAGTCCCAATGGGGAGTGTGTAGTGGAAGAGAGAACTACTAAATGGACACCTATGAAGGCATTAGGTAGGGTAAACAAAAGAGTTGAGACTTTAGGTATACCAATTTTTGACCCTAAGTTACCTGAGACAGAAGAACTTGTTTTTTCAGAATTAGCAAACGCTACTGATAAAGAATTAGAAAAATACTTAACTATTTATGGTGGGTATAATGCATTCCTTCAAACAAAAATTGCTGACATAGAAGCTATATTAGGAGCTTTGGAAGCTTCGTTTAGTGAAGGATATAGTAAAGCAGCCTACACAATTTCTAAAGAACATGAGAAAAAAGGTAATAAGCGCCCAACAAATGATTTAATTCGAGGAGAGGTGTTAGATTCTTATGATTCTTTAGCACAGCTAAAAAAAGATATCATAGAACAAACAGCTGAACTAAGACGACTTAGGGGGTTGCTTGAAACCTATAAAGAAGCTTATGGTACAGTAAGTCGGGTTGTTACCTTGAGAACTAAGAGAGACTAAGATGAAACAGTTTTTAGGGCTTGATACATCAAGCAGAGCAATCCATGGCGCTGTAGTAGATGAGAATGAAAAATTGGTCAATCTTTACAAATGGGGAAGTGACAAGAAAAACGCTGGAGAAAGATTTCCTGAAATAGTCGTTGAATTTTCTAAAGAAATGAGTAAAATAAATATAATAGATAATGCTGCTGTAGAAGCTGCGATTTTTGTACAAAATAGAAAGTCATTGATTTCATTGGCTAGTATAATTGGAGCTACTTGGGCAGTCTTAGTACTAAATAATATAGAAACATCTTTAATACACCACGCTGAATGGAAGAAAGAAATTCTGGGTAAGGGTAGTTTAAAAAAAGATGCAATTATGGATTTTGCAATAGAGAAGTGGGGAGACAAGTTCCCCGAACAAGATTACGCAGATGCTGCTTGCATAGCGTTATGGAACAAAAGGAGGTTCTAGTATGAGTTTAGCTGGTGGATTAACCAAGGTAGTTAGAGGTTTTCAAATGTTCTTTCCGGGCAAGAAGGAAGGACCTAAAAGAGAGTATAAGGATAAGTTTCCTAAGAAACTTCCAACTCTAGAAGATGTAAAAAAGAAGTATGGCACAGTTGTTTGGTGTAAGTTTACAGACTGCGCAAGTAATGAGGAAATAAAAAATTTACAAAGGACTACAGGAACTTTATTAAAAAGAACAAACTATACACCAATTGTCGAACAAGAACACATTTGGCCGGGGATATGTACTAGAGGAGAGATAGGTATGAAATATGACGCTATAAAAATGCCTCATGGTGCTAAGATAAAGTTTCCAAGTTGTTACACAGCTCACACAGATAAAACAGGATACTGGGACTTTTCTCAATTCCTAAACTCAGACGGAAGTCCATTAGGGGGTAATATAGATTCCCAAAATGTATCTGATGCTGGATACGGAATGATGGACGATAACAGTATATATGACGATTATAAAGACTAATTATGCCTAAACATATACCAGAAGAAATTAAATTTCAAGCTATGGAACTTTTCTTACAAGGTGATAAATCTGCCAAACAGATAGCCGAAGAGGTTTCTACAGAAGAACACCCTGTTGCTGCGCCTACTATTTATATGTGGGCAAAAAGAAATAAGTGGGGAGAGCAGAAAGCTGTTGCTATTGCAGACCAGCAAACTAAGTTAGCTGAGAGCGAAGGCGAAAGATTTTCACGACTACAATCAGAGCAACTTGATACTTATACTGAGTTAGCTAATAAAGCAGGCAGAGAAATAAAGGGATTAACTTTTGATAGACCTTTAGATGCTGCCCGAGCGGCTGATATAGGTATAAAAGGGCAGCGCGATGTTATGCAAGGCATGATAAACATGGAATTTGTGCAAGACATAATGACTGTTTTAATTGAAGAAATATCTGATGCAGACACCCTACAACGAATTGGAGTTAAATTAAAAGCTATTGAACAAAAAAATAGAGAGGTATAATTGTGCCTAAAGATATTGTTAGTGTTGAACAAGCTTTTAATATGCTTTCTGATGGTTTAGTAGAGCAAAAAAGATATGAAGTTGGAACCTTTAGAGAGTTTATAGAAAATATATGGGCCCATTCATATGATAACCCAGAGTATTTTAAAGCGTGGCATGTAAGTTTACTTGCCGAAGATATTGAAGAATGTTTAGAAACAGGCTTAAACTATGTAGGAGTTCTTCCCAGAGGACATTTTAAATCCACTATTCTGGGACACGCATTCAGTGTTTGGAGATTATTGAAAGCTCCAAGAGATATGTCGATACTTTACTTATCTTATAGTGATGGTATGGCTAAATATCATATTGCTGAGATAAATAAAACAATTGCTAGAAATCCTATTATTCCAGAATTACTTGTAAACCGTAACCCAAAGGCAGATTATTCTGCTAGGTTTTATAAAAATAACCAACCAATGGATATTATGCATGGTGGTTTGTTTTCTTTCAAAAGAGGAATGCACGTCAATGGAGCCTTGATTGCTGATGACGTTTTGAGAGACCCAGAGAACCCTTTGAATATGGGACAAATAACTAAAGTAGAAGACCATTTTATGACAGAAAGTTTATTCATACCATTGAAAGAAGCTCCTGTTATCGTTGTAGGGACTCCTATGATGCCCGGAGACATCCTTGCTAAACTACAAGATGATGAACGATTTAAAGCAAGAGTGTTGCCTGCGCTAGACCCGGTGCCCGGGAGAAGAGTATTAGCGCCTGAAATTATGAGTGAGGAATATTTACTAGCACAACAAAAAGCTAGACCTAAATCCTTTGCTTCAGAGTTTATGTTAGTACCACATTTCGCTACAGAATCTTACTTTGATGCTGAAGACATTGAAAAATGTGAAGATGAGGTTCTGAGAAATGCTCCAGCAACTAAAATATTTAAAAACTATGAAGTTGCAGACCAATTTTTTGGTGGTTATGATGTAGGTAAAAAGAAACACCCATCTCATTTAGTTATTTTTAGAAAACGTGGGGAAAACGTTGAACAAATACATTCTTCCTTTTTAGATGGATGGAGTTACTCAGACCAGATAGAATATTTAAATGAGGTTGCTGATAATTTTAATTTAACTTCAGGTTATATAGATAACACTAGAGGGGAATTAGAAGACCGTGGATTAGACGCTAGGTGGAGAGGAATGCATTTTTCTCAAAAAAGTAAAAATACCATGGCTTCGGTCTTTGAAAATTTTGTACATTCGGGTATATTAAAACTAATCAAAGACGAAAGACAAAAGCAGCAGATTCTGTCTGTCAGTAATGAATTAAAAGCTCCCGATACTCCAATGGGTCACGGGGATGCTTTCTTTTCAATTGCAATGGCACTACAGGCAGCCCATGATACAGCATATAAGTTTGTAGATTTAGGTAGCGCAGCCGACTGGTTCAACGCTATAAGCCCGGGGGAAACTCCTGAAAGCCGAAGTCAGTTAATGGATGAGAAAAAGGGTGGTTCAGAAGAACTAACACCTAAGCCAAATCCGTTACAAATGGAACCATTAAATCCTATTGACAGGGCAGACACTGCTCCTAATCCTATGTGTAAGGAGTTTGTATGTAGCCCTAGTTTTTGGGTCCCAGAAAGAGGTCTATGCCTTTATTGTGGGTTTAGACAAAAATAGATAAGGAGAAAAATAAATGACATTAAAAGATAAACTAGAAACACATCTGAAAAACAACCCTGTAATTACTGACCAAGCTGAAGTTATATTAAATCATAGGTATTATTTAAAAGATAAACAGGGGGATGTTGTAGAGGATTCTACGAAACTATTTGAAAGAGTAGCAAAAGCTATCTCTAAAATTGATATAGACTACGGAAAATTAGCTGTTGATGCAGAACTTACCTCAAAAGACTTTTATTCTATAATGTCAAATTTAGAGTTTATTCCTAACTCACCAACACTGATGAACGCCGGAACTGAGCAGGGCACTTTATCTGCATGCTTTGTTTTACCTTTAGAAGATTCAATGGAAGGAATAATGAAAGCTGCACATGATGCAGCAATGGTCCAAAAATTTGGTGGAGGTACTGGATTTGCTTTATCTAAACTTAGACCCAAGGGGGACAGAATACAATCTACCCATGGAATTGCTTGCGGTCCTATAGAAGTATTAAAAACACTTTCAAGAGTGTCTTCTATGATTACACAGGGTGGAAAGAGAGATGGGGCTAATATGGCCGTTATGTCTATCTATCACCCAAATATTTTAGAATTTATAGACTGTAAAAAGGTTGAGGGAGAAATACATAATTTTAATATTTCCGTTGGGGTTGACTCAAACTTTATGAAAGCCGTACAAAGCGGTAGTGAATATAATTTAATTAACCCTAAAGATAACACAATAGCTGGAAGCCTTGATGCAAGGGAAGTGTTTTCTAAGATTGTTTATGGCGCTTGGAGAAATGGTGAACCCGGAATGATATTCTTAGACCAAGTAAACAAAGACAATCATGTATCAGAACAATATGGAGAGATGATTGCAACTAATCCTTGTGGGGAACAACCACTATTAGGTAATGAAAGTTGTAACTTAGGCTCTATTAATTTAGCCCGATTTTATAAAGCAGCTAAAAAAGCTAGTACATTTGGCTGGAAAGAGGAAATAGATTGGGCTCGTTTAGAAAAGGTAACTAGAACATCTGTTCACTTTTTAGACAACGTGATTGATGCTAACAAATATGCAACTCCTGAAATTGAAGAAATGACTAAATCTACTAGAAAAATTGGTTTAGGTGTAATGGGATTTGCTGACTTACTTATACAATTAAAAATTCCTTATAACTCTGACACTGCTAGAGAAGTAGGAGCAGAGGTTATGTCTAAAGTAAGAAACTGGGCAGATGATGAATCAAAAGAATTAGCGCAAAGCAGAGGTGCTTTTCCTGCGTGGGAAGACAGTAATTATAACAAACAAACAGAAGTCTACCGCAATCACTGTAGACTAACAGTTGCTCCAACAGGAACCATTTCAATGATAGCTGATACATCCAGTGGTATAGAACCTACATTTGCATTGGCTTGGAAAAAACAAAACATACTAGAAGGTAAAACTTTAAATTACATAAACAAATATTTTGAAGCAGATGCTATAAAACATGGGTTTTACTCTGAAGATTTGATGGATTATTTAGCTGAAGGCGGTTCTCTAACCACCGTACCCGAGGTACCAGACTGGGTTAAGTCCGTTTATGCTACAGCGCCAGACATATCTCCAGAAGACCATGTATTAATGCAATCAGCGTTTCAAAATTCTTGTGATTCAGGAATATCAAAAACAATAAACTTTGCCAACTCAGCTACTATAGAAGACGTTGAAAATGCTTATATGTTAGCTTGGGAACAAGGTTGTAAAGGTATTACCGTATATAGAGCGGGAAGTCGTGAAAAAGAGGTTTTAGTCAAGGGGAATAAAGAAAAAGCTGAACAACCAACCTTAGATGGTTTTGAGCTAGAAGAAGCCCTTATAAATAAACCAACTCATATAAAATGTTGTGATACACCTAATGTAGTTTTTGCCGATGGTTGTGAGACGTGCAAAACTTGTGGTTGGAGTGCCTGTCTAATTGCCTAGGAGGTAAATATGGACAATAATCAACGTAAAGAATTTGATAATACTTTTTATAATCATCAAGAAGAGATGAAAGGCATCTCTAGTATTTTAGATAGTCAAGAAGAATTGAAGTCTAAGATACTACTTCTAACTGAAAAAGTTGATAAGTTGACTCTCTTGTATACAGACTTACAAGAAAAATATGTTCACGAGAACAACCAACTGCGTCAAGAATTATCAGGTAGAAGATAAATATAAAAATTATAGTATAATATAAAGATAGAAAAGAATTAGGAGAAGTTTATGGTAATTGGTAATATGTTATCAGATTCAGGACAGCAGTATGTAGCCTTGAAAAATGATGCGGGGACATGGAGAATATTAGACACTTGGCATGTAGAACTAAAAAATATGAATGCCGATGATGATGTTTCTGATGACAGCGCTGCAGTTACAGTTTTATCAGAAGGTCAGTTTATTGCTTTGATAAAAGAAGCAGCTAGTGAAGGAGTATTGGAAAATGTAAACATATCCTCTGATTTTGACACAGCTGAATTAGAAGATGAGATATCTGATAAAAACAGAAAGATAGAAGAGTTAGAGGACAAAATAAAAAAACTTACTTCGGAAAAACAAGAGGTTGAAATAAAAGCCTCTCATTCTGAAGAGTTTGAGTTAAAAGAAAAAGCTATGGATAACATACTAAAATTAGTATCCATGCAGGATATGACTAAACTAAGTAGGGATTAATAATGAAATTATCCGAATATATGCCTCAAGTTCCCCAAATGCAACAGCAAATGGCGGATTTAAATAAGCAAATAAGTTTGCTTGAAGTTATGAAGTCTACTGGTGACACTGGTGCTGCGCCTACTATAGGGCTTGACCAAATTGTAAACACATGGGTACGTCATCAAATGGCATACAGGCAGCAGCTTGTACAAGACCTTCAAACGATAGCAATGTCGGTTGAAGAAATCAGAGGCCCAGTATCTCATATTACTAGTGAGGTGTTTAGACGCGGTATAGAAATACACCCCATTGGTGAGAATCCAGACCCAGAAGAAAGAAATAGATTAAAGAAATGGTTAGCCGACTGTAACCTATTTGACCAATCTATAGAAGAAGTTCTTAGACAATTTCACCACGATGTAAATACCCTTGATGATGGGTTTATTTATTTAGCTAGGGAATATAAAGATGAGGGCGAAGGTAAAATAACATCTAGACTTAGAGAGATACGGAGATTGAACCCAGCCTTGGTTGAGTTTGATTTAGACCAAGCCGGGTTACCTAAGATTTCTCACTAGCTATGTTTAGTACACCGAGAAGTGGTTGCTGAGAATAAGGGGACCTGCGCAAAAGACGATTGTAATGCTGAAATGGCTCCAGCTATGTACAAGTATTACCATAGAAACTCTCATTTATATTTTACAGATGAAGAGATTATACATCTTTCAAAATTCTCACCATCTGAAACATATGGGTGGTCACCAATACTTACTATATTTGAAAAGGCTTTGACCTTAGTAGGTATGGATAAAAATATATACAGATATTTCTACGAAAGAAAAATGCCAGCCAGTATGTTAATGGTAACTACTGATGACCCTGAGTCATTGCGTAGAGAAAGAGAACACATTGCGGCCCAAACAAGAATGGACCCTAACTATATACCTATGGTAGCAGTATCTGCTAGAAACCAAAGAGGTAGGGTAGACATGGTAAGGCTATTCCACACTCTAAATGAAATGGATTACTTGCCTGTTAGAGATGAAATCAGGGAACGTGTGGCAGCTATGTGGGGTGTTACTCCTGCTTGGCAGGGGGCTCCGGAGGCGTTTGGTGGGTTATCCACACAAACACAACAACTAGTAGTTATGAGTCGTGTTGTTGAAGGTGACCAGAGATTATTCCACGAAAAAGTATTTCCTAAACTTATAGAAGCCTTTGGAATAGAAGGATATAAACTTGAGTTACCTCAACCAGAGGAAAAAGCTGACACCACTAGACTTGCGTTAGCGCAACAAAGAATTTCAATTGCAAATCAATTCGCACAACTTGGGTTTGACTTACAGTTGAAAGAGCAGGATGTTGACTTATATGACGCTGAGTTTACGATAAGCGGTAAACCTGTGCAGTTAGCAAGAATGCAAGCAGAACAACAAGCTTTGAATCTTGCGCAAATGCAACAACAAATGGTTCAACAAGAAGAAATGGCTGCTCAACAAGAACAAATGCAAGAAGAAATTCAAAGCGAAGCTAATGAGGGTGAGCCTGCTGAAGGGGAGCCAATACAAGCTATGGAAAAAGCTTACAAGCCACCTTCACAAAGAAAGTTTAAAGGAAGAACTGGTGGTATAACACCAGACTGGCATGATAAATCACCAGACGAAGAAAGAGATATTGACGAGTGGGCGGAAGCGCGGTCAAAAAATATATACTTATCTAAAAACTGGGTTGAATCTTTAAATGAAAAAGGGTTCGTTATGCCTATAATAAAAGAAGTGTCTCCAGATATGACTAAGATATGGTTTGTAGATAGTAACACAGACTATGTAGCTAACCTATCAGGTAGCAATATAGTAAATATTGAAAAGGCTATGTTTGGTGATGCCACTAGATTTAGTAGAAATAAACAAAAAGGTCCCAAAGCAACGGAACCAACAAAAATTGATATAGACGATGACCAAACTTAATAAAGGACAAGTAAATGGTAAGAAATTCTCTTATGACGATGATGGTCTAAGAGATGCTATTGCCTATGCTACTAAATTGATGCAAGATAAAAAAGCAGTTGATTTTCAATGGCATGGTGAATATGAAAAATCTATTTCTAAAGAAGGTGGAAATGGAGGCGGAGGTAATGGCGGAGGCAACGGTGGTGGCTCTTTCGGTGGAGGCACAGTTGCAGTATCTTCAGACTCTGGCTTTTTTACCCCTACCTATGGTGGCGGTGGGAAGAGAAAGAAACGTAGGAAAAAAACCGGTATAGACAAATTATCTGATTTTGTTACAAACAATTCCCCAGAAAGAAAAGCAATGGAAAAAAGTGAAATAGTTGATTTTATTGCTTGGGTAGAAAAAGAATATAAAAATAGAGCTACCGTATTTTCTAGCGGAGACTCTATAAACCGACAAATTCCAAGAATAGATTATAAAAAAAGATGGGGTTCTAATGAATACGACTCTTTAGCTGCGGGAGGCTCAAAAGACAAAGAGGCTCAAGAAGTTCGAGAGTTAGACGAGGAAACCGAAGACATTCCATTTAAGTAGGTAAAGTTGAAAAATAAATCATTATATGCTAAACTATGTCCTAAGTGCACTGGACACATGTTTGTAAATGAAGATGATGATTTACAGTGCATAACTTGCGGCAAAAGATTAGTAAGGAGAGTAGAGTTTGAGTACGATACCCGAGAAGGTAAAATCCGAGATAATAAAAAGAAGGCGCTTAGGGGCGACGTGGACAGCAATCAGCAAATGGTTACTGGAAGAGCACGGAGTGGAAGCGCACCGCATAACAATTCAGCGGTGGTACGACAAAGAACATTCAGAACAAGAGGACGAGGTCTTACTTCTAGGAGATAATGTTTCTGAAAGAGTTAGACTAGATAAAAAGATAGCTACACATAAAAGCGAAGCTGATTTTTATAAAAAGCTTTATCAAACGTCTTTAAAGGATACTACTAAAAAAGACCTTATTATTGAAACCATACAAGAACATACAAAAGCATTTCCAGCGGTCCCCTTAAAACATTTAAATAATTCAGACACACCCCCATTTGGGCATCAAGCGCAAGTTATGGTTACTCCTTTATCTGATACACATGTAGGTGAACAAGTGTATAAAGACCAGATGAGAGGACTGAATGAATATAACTTGGATGTATTTAATAAACGTATGTATGGTTGGGCTAATCAAATACTAAAACACGCATCTTATAGAAGACAGATAGCCCCAGTAGATGAACTAATTATACCTATGTTAGGTGATATGATTAGTGGAGATATTCATGATGAGTTAGCTAGGTCTAATATGGCTAACTGTATGGACCAAATGATTAGAGGAGCTAGTATTATAGGACAAGCTTTGATGTACTTAGCCCCACATTTTACAAAAATCAAAGTCCCATGTGTAGTTGGTAATCATGGTAGGATGACTAGAAAGCCTCCTATGAAAGATAAGTATATGGATTGGGATTATATGTTATACCAATGGATTGCTTCTTTCTGTAAGAACCAAGAAAATATAGAGTTCCATATTCCTAGAAGTTTCATGACCACTTTTAAGGTACATGACAAAGTAGTACTTATTACTCATGGAGATTGTATATCAGGTGCTGGAAGTAGTGGTGCTATACTAAACTCTATAACTAAACTACGAAGTGTTTTTCAGTTTAG